GAGATAAATTGTATTATAATCATACCCCCCTTGACCATGAAAAACTATCTCATGGATTTGATTAAAAACAGATAATCTAAATTCAGAAGAATTAGAAAAGGTCAGGCCAAAAAAAGTTAAGAGTAATAGGAACGTCGATGTCCTCCACAACACCATCTACGTCCATTTTATAATTTAAATCAACATCTGGAGATAATCTTTTGGCATATGTTCTTAAAGCTCTTGAATCTGAAGCTAGTAAATAATTATCAACAAAATCTTTAATTGATGATTTATCTGTGTTTCCTGCTACTGATACTATTTGTGTTTTTAGTCTAGTAGTAACTTCAGATGAAGCATCTTTATTAATTTTTTTATAACCCTCAATTTCTTGCTGAATTTTTTCTTCATCTTTATCTGATAAGAATTTAAACTCAACTTCTGTACCTGAAGATGGAAGAGTCATTTTAACTGTTCCTTTAGGAGAAATAACACTTTCATTAAAGTATTTATTTTCTAATTTAGTTAGATCTACAGTATATTCTTTACCTCTATATCTAAATGTATAATCTTTACCATAACCTAAAATTCGTGATGCTATTAAAATAGCGTTTTTATCACCAACAATTAGATCTTTAATATCAAATTTACCCATAGTTAAAGATTCTAACAATTTATCTAAAACAATATTTTTTTCAATATAGTTTTGGTTTGTTAAAATATCCTCTTCTTTAGCAGTCATGTATTTCATTTCTACTTTACCACTTCTTAAAATATGTCCTTCTGGATAAACTAGACCTTTTGATGGTAATTCTACAACTTCTGTTGGAAACTTAAATTCGCTCATAAACTTATTATTTATTATAAATATGTAAGAAAAAAAGAAGCTCGCAAAAAATGCGAGCTCTTTTAATATTGTTTGTAATTTTATTAGAAATTCAATACACAGTAATCAGGTTGTACTTCCATAGTTAAGTTCACAGCTGTGTTTTCAGAATCCCAACTGTACTCACCAAAGTTAGCTGAAGTAATTAAAGCACCTTTAATAATCCATTCTGAAACTATATCACCTACAGGTCCTAATACGTCAAATGTTAAGTCTTTCTTATAGAAATCACTATAACCATCACGACCCGTTACTGATTCGTGGTGTAAACGTACCCATTCCATTACAGCTTGAGCGCCAGAAGGAGTAATAGGATCAAACAATGTAAATGTTATAGGACCCCAAGTAGTTTTACCTTTAACAAAACGTTGTACGTTAATATGATTTAAAGGAACAGTACCTTGAGTCAATGATACAGCACTTACACCTTTGATTTCATAAGCAGGAATACCATCAATATACATTATAAAGCGGTTCGCCTGTTTTGGTTCAAAAGCGGTGAAAAATATTTCGTTTGGATTTAATACTGCCATTTTATTTATTTGTTATTTGTTATAAATATTATGTTTTTAAAAGATTACGCTGGGAAAGTTGCTCCAGTAGGTAAAACATTAAAGTTCAAGTAAATGAATTCAGCTGTCTTAGTTGGTTGTAAATAAATTTGACCTACTAATTGGTTTCTATCAATTACATCAGGCGTGTTATTACTTGAATCCATGATCACTTTAAAAGCATACAAACCTTGTCTTTGTTGTACTGATTCTAAGTATGGATTAATTTGGTTCAAGAAACTTGTACGAGTAGCAATTGTGTTCTGTTCAAATACTAAGTTGTTAGCTACTTGAGAAATATAAGATTTAAGAGCAATTAACAAACGACGAACATTTACACGATCCAAAGCACTTGCTTTAGTTTGTAATGTTTTTTGTCCGTAAACTACAACTCCAGTTCCAGGGAAAGTAGCAATTGGGTTAACTTTGTTTGTGTATAAAGTATCACGATTTGCTTGAGATAATTTTTTCTCAGCTCTTACCACTGTACTTAATCCACCTCTGTTAATACCAGCAGGTGCAAACCAAGGTTCAGATACTGAATCATTGTAAGCATAAACACCAGCTACTAATGTTGAAGCAGGAACCCATACTAATTGAGCAGAATCAGGATCAATTGTTTGAACCCAAGGCCAGTAAGCAGCAGCGTATGAAGTATTTTTAGCATTTGCTTGTGTAGTCACATCATTAATACTTGAACTATAAGGTACTAAATCTGTTACGAAAATAGCATCCCCTCTATTCATTGTATTATTAATGATGGTTGTGGTTTGTGAAGCACCAATTCTAGCAGGAGTGGCAAATAAACCAGGAGCAATCAATACATTATATCTATAGTCATCAGCATTTGCTAACAAACTAATCATATTATTGTAATCACTACCTGTTAAACCTTGAGTATTTGTAGCGCTAGAACTAATAGCATTGTAATAATTAGCTCCTCCTAAAACAGGAGTTAATGAACCAACAGCGCTAATAAATGAACCACTATTGTTAGCAGGAATAGATCCTGTAAATTGGTTTTTAGCTGTTCCTGAGTTGTCAAAATATAATGGTGTAGGGGTTGAAACACTATTTACATAAACATATCTTGAGTTGTTTAGATAATCACCAACTACTTCAATTTGATTATCTGCTGAATTGTATTGTTTATATTGGTTACCAATTACTCTAGAAACATAGTTAGGAGCTGTTGGATCCATAGATAAGTTAGTCCAAGTTTCTAATACAACTTGATCATTGGTAGTATCATTACCTTGACGAATTAACAAACTAAATGTTCCTGAAGATGTATCAGCATTGGCAATTTGCCATCTGATATTATCTGCTGATCCTGAAGTTAAAGCACCAGTTGTAGCATCTAATGAACTTGAACTGTTCATTATTGTACCTTGAGAAATGGTAGATAACCCAAGAGCTAAAGATCCACTAATATTAAGAATAGCTGACCCGTTAGCTGCTGAACCAGAAGTAACAGCAGAAGTAAATGAACCACTTGCTACTCTGGCTACTAATAATGATTCTCCACCATTGTTAAAATAATTAAAAGCTGCTATTGAAGTAAAGTATGTGTAAACTTGACTAGCGCTTAAAAAAGTTGTACCGAAAATGTTCTGGTACTGGCTATAAGAAGTAACAACAGTTGGTACCTCAACAGGACCCTTAACTGTAGGACCAATAAGTGCGGCTCCTACTGTAACTGGCTGTTGGGTAATAAATGACTGATCGTTTTCAATCGCTAGTACGCCAGGTGATATTAATGTTTCTGCCATGTTTTTGAAATTATATTGATTTTATTCTGTGATAAATATGGCAAAAAGATTCAAAAGTCAACCTAAGATATAATTTCTCCAGTGGACGCGTTTACTTGAATTTTACCATATTTGGCTTCTAATTGTGAAGCTAAATTTAATTCTTTTGTTTTTAATTTTTCAAAATCATCAATTAGATTTTGTTTTTGTAATTCAAGTTCTTGAATATGATACTCAAGAAAACCAAAGTCATTCATAATTTTGATTCTTTGTTCTTGAAGTGAATTTAACAATTCTAATTCTTCTTGTGTTAAAACTTTATTTTCCATAGATTATTTTATATATAAGTAGCAATAAAAGTAAATTCAACATTTGGAGGTGTGCTTTCAAAAGTAATTGATGTTGGGCTACTTAAAATAGCAGATACTGTAGCTCCAGATTGTGAAGGTGCAATTCCTAAAAATAGATTTTGACCTAATGTTTTACCTGTTAAATTAATAGGTGACACAGTAATAACAGCAGTAGTACCACTTGTTTTACCAGCTCCTGCAAACATTTTTAATACACCTTGAACAGCGGATGATCCACTTGGTATATAATATCCTGTTACAGCATTTGTTGAAGTAGAGGTATCAGAAGTTGAAGCACTTATAGCGTAAGATGAACTTACAGCATACGAACTGCTTAAAGCATAAGAGGCACTAGTTGAAGAAACAGCATAAGAGGCACTAGTAGCAAATGATGAACTAATAGATCTAGATGAAGATACAGACCAAGAACTAGTTCCATGAAATCCAACAGTATTAGGTCCAAAAGAAGCAGATATTGACCCAGACACATATTGAGATCCAGTTAATGTAAATGATCCTGATAAAGTAATATCATAAGCTGCTACTCCTGTAAAAGCATCTACAGACTGTGAAACATGCCAAGACTCAATAGTATATGTTTGGGCTACTTGATCTGATCCAGTAGCAAATATGTTTTTTAATTTAAGTGCCATTTACAATAAATATTTACACTTTCCAGAAACTGTAAATACCTTTATCTAATTCATAAGAAGACCAAACAAATCGTTCACGCATAGGCTGTTGTTGAGCCCATTTCCACATTTCAGTTAACCCTTCTTTTAAATTAGTTTTATATTCATAACCTAAAATATCAATTGATTTTTGATAAGTAGGAATAGAATGTTTAACTTCATGCCTAGCTTCTTTATGAACTATTTCTCCTCCACCAATTACTTCTTGTAATGTTTTGCAAGCTTCATTAATTGAAATTTCTTCAATACCACCTAAGTTAATAATTTGATTAGATGCTTCTGGTAATATAGCTGATTTCCAAAGTGGTTCTAAATTATCATCAATATAACTAAATGCTCTTGTTTGTTCACCATCTCCAAAAATAGTCATTGGCTCACCATTAAGATGCTGATACATCCAAATACCTAATACATTTCTATATTTGTCCCAAATGTTTTGTTTAACACCATAAACATTATGAGGACGAATAATACACCAATCTAAACCATGCTGTTCACCAGCAATTTGAATATCCATTTCACAACCATATTTAGCTACACCATAAGGATCAATTGGTTTAGGAACTTGGTCTTCATCAAAAATTCCACCATACCCATGTCCATACACAGCTAAAGTTGAAGTGAATATTAAACGTTTTACATCATGTTTAATACATTCATTTACAATAGCGGCTGTGGCTTTTAAATTATTATCATAGTTATATGTTCTAATAAAAGGTGATAATCCTTCAGCTGCGTAAGCAGCAAAATGAAATACATAAGTTGGTTTATATTTTTCAAATACTAAAGAAATATTATTTCCTATAATATTAGTATTAAAAAATTCAACTTTAGAATTAACATTTTCTTTATAACCTCCAGACAAGTCATCAACACCAATTACTTGATATTCAGGTTGATTTTCAATAATCCAATCTGCTAATCTGCTACCTAGTAATCCTGCTACTCCTGTTATTAATACTGTTTTTTTCATTTTATTTTTAATATTTTATTTAAAGATTTTATTACTTGTTCTGGTTTAATTGTTTTAGTACATTCAAAATGTCTTGGTGTATTTTTATGTTCAGGGCACCATTCCCAATCACCTGGATTTAGCCAATGTTTATTAAAGCACCCAGTACATATATTAGTGTCATAATTAAATATTCGTTCACAATCTAAAAATTCAGTATATGGTTCACTAAATCCTGAAATTAGAACAGTAGGTGTTCCTATTGACCATGACATCCAACTTAATCCGCTACCAACACCTATAAAGGCATCAGCGTGTTTAATGTCAACCATTCTATCTTCAATAGGATAATTACCAGTTTTATTAATCACTCCCGTTAATGTTCCTCCTAGTTTAGAATCATGCCAATCATCACCTAAACGTTCATGAGTAATCATAACTACTTTGTAACCTTGTTCATTTAAGTAATCAATGATTGTTTGCCATCCTTTAGGATACATCCAATACTTAGCATGAGCTGAAGCGTGAGGAGCAATTACAACATATTTTCCTTCAATTTGTTTTTCTTTATCAGGAACATCTATTTTAGATTTTATTTCTCTATAAGATATTCCTAGCATAGAAGAGGCAGTTTCACCTAAAGGATGTTTTTTAAATTCAATAGGTGATCTACTATAGTCAACCGTTTTGTCCTCATTATAAAACCAACCAAGACAATACATAGCATATAAATCAAATACTTCAGTTCCTGGTTCTATAAATTCTATTTCTGGATATTGTGATTGAAACCAATTGTTATGGAATGTAGAAACTATTAATTTACATTTGTTTTTCTTTCTAAATTCTTCAACTTGGGGAAACCATGCTAATGTATCTCCAATAGCTGAGCTTTCAAAGTGAATATAAACTCTTTTATTTTCCGCATTATAATGATGTTCAAAAACAACATTGTTTGTTTCTTTATCTATAACTTCTACTTTCCAATTAATAAAATACTGGATGTTTGTTTTAGTCCACATATTGTTATTAATTTCACTTTCATGGATTAATTTATTATGAAGTAAATCAGTGAATTTAGCAATATATCTTTTTTCTATATTACCTGATATTTCAAGTTTAGCTCCTTGAATAAAGTTAATATAAAATTTATTTTCCTCTTGTTTGTAAGGAATATTTAATTGTTCTAAATTATTGTATTCTTTAATTAAAACTTCTTTCATATACTTTTATTAATTCTTTAGTCCTATTTTTCCAATCTAATTCTAAACCAGTGTTGATAGCTCTTTGTCTATAAAAATCCCAATTTTCTAAAATATCATTTAATCCTCTTTCCATTTCAAATACATCACGAGGAGATCTCCAAGCACCATGAAACACAGTTTCATATTCCCAATTCGCTATTAATGGTAAACCAGCTGCTGCTGCTTCAACCATTGTTAAATTTGGATGGCCTGCTTCTAACATAGTAGGATGTATAAAAATATCATGGTTATGATATAATTCTAGTAATTTACTATTAGGAGTGTCAAAAACCAAGTTTAACTTAGAATAATTTAACATCCATAAATGTTGATTAAAAAATATTTTATTAAAACTAGGGCCAGCTATAGTAATTTCTAAATTACGTTTCATAGCTAATGCTAATCCAAATGTAAATCCTTTTCTATCAAATCCAGAATCACCACCTAATCCATTAGCAGCCACCATTAATAATTTAGGGTTTGTAGGAGGTAATTTATCTATAGGATAAAAATCATTTGTATTTACCCCATGAGAAAAATATTCAACTTTAGGATGATTAAAATAATCAACTAAAAATCTAGCGGGTACTAAAGATAAAACAGATTTATCTATAGCCTCTAAATTTTGTTTATATGTGTGTGATTCTTTACCATGATGAACTACATGATGGTCATGCAGTTGGTAAATATAAGGTATACCTCGTTGAGCTAAATCTAAAGCTAAATTAGCAACATGACAGTGAACTATATCATATTCTCCTAAATGAATTTCATTAATAAATTTAATATGAGATTCATGCCCTAAGTTAATAGAATTACAATGAAATTCCCATACTATTTTTTCAATTGCTCCCCAATCTGGTGGAGGTACTGGTATTCCGCAACCTGGATGTACTTGGGCTATTTTCATATTTTGCTGTATATTCCATAAGGTGTAACTAAGTAATCTATTATACCTGTTTTTAAATGTTCAAAAGCATTTTCAGGACACTCAACAATAGGTTCATTATGAATATTAAAAGATGTATTTACTAAACATCCAACTCCTGATTTTTCTTTATATGTTTTTAATATTTGATAAAATAAAGGATTAGATTGTTCTGTTACAATTTGTATACGGGCTGTTTTGTCTATTGGATGAGTTACAGTAGGTAATTTATCTTTCCATTCATCTTGAGTGTCATATAACATTGTCATAAATTCTGCTGTGTGAGAAGATTTATTTATTTTAAATAAAATATTAGCATCTTCTTCTAAAACAGCAGGAGCAAAAGGCATAAAATCATTACGTTTTAATTTATTATTTAAAATATCATATGTTTCAGGATGAGTAGCATCACATATAATACTTCTGTTACCTAAAGCTCTAGGTCCATGTTCAAATCCTCCTTGAAATAATCCTAATATTTTTTTATTATGTAATAAACTAGCTATAAAATCTATATTTAAAGGAATATAATTATAATTTCCTAAAATATTATTTGCTGCTGTATTTATTTCTTCTTTATTATATTCTCTACCAAAAAACATATTTTCTAATTTAAAAGGTTTAAAACTAGGATAAAGTTGTTTTAAAGTTAATAGCATAGCTCCAAAAGATAACCCTTCATCCCCCATAGAAGGAGCGACAAAAACATTTTCAACCCAGTCTAAATCATTAATTCTTTTATTTAATTTAACATTAGCGAAAATACCCCCAGATAAAGCTATATTTTTTATATTAGGATACCTTTTATGTAAATTATTTATAATTTCTAAAACTTTTTCTTCAAAAATATACTGTCCTGTATTCGCTATTCTATTTAAAAAGAATGAATTTTTATAATACATGCTACCATATAAATTAAAAAAATTAGCATGCATGTCACGATATATACTACCCCCAGGAAGGTCAGGATGATCACAAAAATCAGTCTGTAGATCTTCTATTTTAATAATATTATTCCAAACGTTATATAAATTAGGAACAAAATCTCCATGTCCTGACATTCCAACAATTTTTCCTTCATCTTTATGACGTTTAAATCCTAAAAATTCTGTTAAAGCTATATAATAATGTCCTAAAGATTTTCTATCTAATTTTATACTTTCAATATTAATTAAATCTCCTTGTTGTCCTAAAAAATATCTAGCACTATATTCATTACCACTAGCATCAATAGCTATAGCTAAGGTATCATCTTTAAATCCTGAAGGATAATAAGCGGTAGCTGTGTGGACTTCATGGTGTTCTTGTTGAATATATTTTTCTTCTGGGAAGTTGTAGAATATTGTAGCTCCTAATACATGGTTTATGTCTTTATAAGGTTGCCATCCTGTAAAGTAATCAATAGTGTTAAAATCTACTCCTAAATGTATTAAGGTTTGTAAGCATCTTAAAGGATATCGTATTAAATTGTTTTCATTATCTTTCCAAGCTTTAATTCTATTAAATCTTTCTTCTTCAAAAACATATTTTAAATTTCCTTTTTCAAAATAAGCTACTGAGGCTCCATGTTGTCCAAAAGCAAGAGCTAGTATATTTAAATTACTGTCTATAAGTTTCATTTTCTTTTTGCGTATAATAAAGCTACATTTGAGTCTTTATGGATTTGATCAAAATTAATATAAAATCCATTCCTACTAAATTTTTCTAAAATGTGAAGAATAGCATGACTATTTCCCCAAATATCATGAAATTCAATAACCCATTTATCTACTCGTTTTATAATATTATCTTGAATATTAAGTAATAAATTATATTCAGCCCATTCAATATCAACCTTCATAAAATTAATAAAAGGTTTATTAATAATTTTAAGTATTTTTTCAACATCTATACTTCCTTCTTCAAACCCAACACGTTCTTTAATTATAGTAGATTCAGTATTAGCTAAATTGTATTGTAAACTTTCCATATTTCCTTCATCACATTCAATAGAATAAACATATTTAGCTCCTTTGTTTAAAGCATATAAAGTAAAAAAC